GTGCTACTTATACCTCCGCTTTTTACGCTTAGGATACCTGATGATGCACCAGTAGATACTGCTATTGTTTGATCGTCTACCGAATCTGTTGATATTTCAGCACCAGAAATTATTGCGTTAAGCGAAGATGCTGTAACCTGATTACCTGTGTTGAAATTCTGTGATGTTGTTAATTTTGCCATTATATTGCTCTTTCTGTTGAATTAAATGCTATCGCCCCTGTTGTTTTAATTAATTTAAATTTTACTCTACCTAAGAAGTTATCGAATGTAAATTTTATACCATATCCTCTAGGATTTCCAATTCTACCTCTCACAGAAACATCTTCATCTAGAGTAATGTTCTCACCGTTATTGTATGTGCGAACATTACCTAAATCTAGTGTGTAATCAGTATTTTCCGTTTGTGCTGTAATATCAAAGTAATTTACATTCATGTAATCACCACCTTGCACATGAAACTCAAAGTCTTTCCATTTTTTTCTATCTATTACTCCAGCATTATATAATCTTGTAGTTAATGAAGCAGGTATAGTTGATAGATTAGGTGTTGCCCCAACTGATGTAATAACTTGGTCTGCTGGTATAGTCATACCTTCTAGTTGATGTATAGCACCTAATGATGATGTAGCATATACTGCCCTCTTATCACCCTCACCTGCAACGATTAAATCGAGCACCTCAAAATTTAATGGGTTTCCTGAACCATCAACACTAGCTACCGTATCTACAGATTCCCATTGTCTATTTAAAAAGTTGTAAACTAATATAGCATTATTGCCTGTAGCTAATACTGTATTACCATCTGAGTCTTTAGTATTTAGGGGTACTGCTAAATAATATCTATTATTAAAATAAACCCCTGTAGATTTATCCCACAAATCTTTATTTATATCATTCATCGTGAGATTTATAGACTCAGATAATGGAACTTCGCTACCTCTCAAGTTGTACAAATCCTCAAATGATAATCCATATACACCATTATCAGATAAAAATATTAATTCATTACCAACTTGTATAACAGATTTTCTAGCCACAAGCCCTAGTTCTTGTGTGATTAATTGATTTACCGTCTCCCTAAATCCTACACTATTAACATTCTGTATTAATGATATAGATTTTCTGTTAAATACTACTAATTTATCATCAGCAAATGAGAATAATCCAACTAATGAATCATTATCTCCTGCCTGAGATGTTATAAATGTAGCAAAGGGTGTATCAAACGTATCTGGTTTGAATGCACCTGAGATAAGTATCTCATCATCTACATTGCGTGATGTAAACACATCATCCGCTACTCCTGTAGAAAAGAAGTATGGTACAGCTAATCTATTAGAATGTGTAACACCAAACTCAGGTGCTGGCATATGTGTAAAACCTTGACCTGATGATAATCTCACGGTCAAATCTAGTGCAACACCATTACCTGCACCAGCAGTACCCACATTCGGTACACCTTCTGGTATATTAAATGTAAAATCTGTATCACTAGATGTTGCTATCTCATATGTATCACCAACTGTGAGTCCTGTACCTCCTTTATCAACTATGCTTATGATATCACCTACTATAACCTTATCTGCACCTGAGTTACTTATAGTAACGGTACAAACACCATTTATTATAGTACAATCATTAGTTACACCTTTTAGTGTAGGTTGTGTATATGTTCCACTCTCAACCTTTGTATAATCACTACAAACGATAGGATTGGTAGTAGTAACATATGTTTCGTTACCACCTGATAAAGCATATGTAAATGTTTTATCTCCTGTTTTTGTTATTTCTTTTTGTACACCATTTGGGTCTGTAGTTACTGCACCGCCTGCACCTGAACCAATAAGATTACTTATAGTTACCTTATCCCCTGTTTCTAAATGATGGTTAGTTGCTGTTGTTACTGTGACCTTACTGGTTGAATTGTCTAAAACAGCACTTGCAATATCTGAGATTTTTAAAGTATTTTCTAATGCTGTATTACCTTTTCTAAAAATATATGATTTATAAAAAGCCTGTATAGTATTAGAGTTTTCAGTTACTTGTACATTTATAGGGTAACCTATCTTAAATGAAACTGCGTCTGATATTCTTACACCAAATGCAGAGTCATTAGATACTAGTATTATATATTCCTTAGAGTCGTAATAAGCATCAGTATAATTAGCAGATGCGTAAGTAGCTGTTGTAAAGTTTTCTGAAAGATAAGGTGCTCCTACGGTTGCTGTGCCTGTTGGTGTACCTGAGACATTTGGAATAGTAATCGTTAGCTGTGTTGTAGATGTTACATTTGCTTTAAAATTACTATTATTATTAAAATTAGTTAAGGGGTCTGTAAGACTTACACCTATTGTTGTACCATTTACAATCTCATGAGGACCTCCAAAATTTAAAGTAAGTACATCGCCAACTAGACTACTAGAACTTAATGAATTTGATACTACATTATCATATAGATAAAAAGGTAATATAAATTCCGTATTAGTATCTAGCGTAACAGGATTTGATAATATGCTTATACCTTTACGAACCTGTGCAACACCCTCTAGGTCAAATCTGAAGTTTTTAGCATCAGAAAATAAACCAGCTTTTAAATTATCTGGTCTTAGCCTGTTATTAAACCCAATAAAACTAGAATCATAATCCTCTAATTGTTTATCGTCTAATGTTCCATATGTCTGGTATCTTGGCATTAAGCTATAGGTCTTCTAGGTGCAGAAGCGTCTGGTCTCATGTACATCTCATCTGACATAGGAGTTATATCAAATTCACCCCTAGGTCTAGTTCTAGAAAAAGCCTGCTGTGGAGGCATCTGTGCTTCCCTTGGTGCATTTCTAGAAGCTCTCATGTTCCTAGCTGTTACAGGAGGTCTTCCTGTGTTACCACTCATCATTCTATTATTCATCCTTCTATTGAGGGATGCGGGGTTAGGTAAATTTCCATTTCTGCGGTCTGTACGCTTCATCATAGATTTACCTTGCATATGATTAGGTGAGTGCATTATTTCTTTTTTCCTTTCATCATTGCTCGACCTTTAGCTTTAGCTTTTTTTGATGGTCTACCAACTTTACTTCCGTATGTTCCTTTTCCGAATGGCATAATTATTTCCTCCTTTTAATTAATGTGTATAACAATACCGCAAATCCAGCAAATAGAACATATGTTGAAGGTTCTGGTATTGCTAAATCAGCAGATAGTCTAAAATCTACTTCATCCCAATTATACTGTACTCCCTCGTACAATAATCCATCGTACTCAAATCTAGCCCATTCAGGTAGAGATGGTACATAAAAATAATTTAAATCTGTATTTATACTAATAGACTCCCATTGTGGGTCTGGTTCTAGTATTAATTCTGGGTATGTAAGTTCGTGACTCATTTCTTAAAAATATCTTTAAATTCTTTTAGTAACTTATTTATTATATTATTCTTAGGTAAGAACATTGCTATAATAGATATTATACCAACATAGGCAAGACCCATAGCCATGAGGTCATCTTTATAATTATTTAGTATGTATTCTATCATTGTACTGGAGATACTGGTCTAATGCTTGAATGAGGCTTTATCTCATCGCCCATTGGCTCAAAAGGTGTTTCTACTATAGGTAATTCAGAGTTGACATTACTTGATTTTGCCTCAGAATCAGATGATGAATTACTTTCTGTTTCTTGAGACTCTGGCTTACCTTCAGTTTTTTGTTGTTGGTCTGACTCTTGCGTACCTTTGTTATCTTTTTCTGAATCGCTATTTTTAGATGAATTTTGCTCTTTTTGTTGTTGCTCTGTCTTTTGTGACTCTTGTGATTTATCAGTTTGTTGTTGCTGATCGTTTTGAGCGGACTTTTCGGAGGAAGAATTATTGGAAGAAGCAGAAGTTCCTTGTTTGGTGTCCGAAGTCTCACCAGCTGGTTGAGAAGTCTGTTGTAGTTCGGAAACCTCAGCAACCTTCTCAGCAATAATCTCTTGTCCCCATATGTGTAGATTATCGAAATCTACAAAGGAATCAATGAAGTGTGGTACTTCAAACCTTTCTTCTATAACGTCTTGTGCTACCTCAGCTACAAAAACCTCAGTATAATCTTTAGCTAAATCTACTTGTGTAACAGCAGAAGAGCCTATAGCTATAGTACCAGCAGTACCTAGCTGTGCTACTTTGTCTACAACAGGTAGACTTTTTATTTGCTCAACAAGAGACTTTTTAAGCTGTTTACTACCTTCTTCAGCAGTTCTACGGACTTCCTTAATACTGTCTTTAATGTGCTCAGAATTGCCTTCATCCAAGATTTCGGACAAAGAATCACGCAATTCCCTGAGTTTATTTTTGGCAGTTTTGTTATCCATTTACATATATTGCATTTCATATTATTATTTAACCGTTGATGAGCCAAAATAGAATGATACAATGGTGATGATTGATGTTCTGATTTCTGGTAAGATGACATATCCATGTAGGGTTTCATAAGTTGTTCCTTTTATAAATCCAAACCATTTGCTGTATTCTTTCGCTACAGTAACACCATCGCCACTATGTGCCAGCATAAATGGTGCTATTACAACACCAAATAATACTACGACTACGATGAACCTTCGTACCCAAGCACCTCCTGCTCCGCCTCTTTTGTCTGCTTCATTAGCACTCTGTGTATGTGCCTCAGACTTCTTAATTAGGTTATCTACATTTGCTTGCTGTGCAGATACCATCGTTCCGATGAGTTTGAATATAAATCCACTCATCCCTCCTCCGAGCATTGCTAGTAATTCTGTTGGCATTATTTCTTTTTCTTTTTAGGAAATCCAGCTTTCATGTTAGCATATGCCTTAGGACTAATTGTTGATTTAGATTTAGGTCTGCTAGTTCCAGCTTTTTTTCTTTTGTTAATATTTCTATATAAACTCATATCACTACTTTCTTTTAGATTAACATTTCCACCTTTTTAGGGCTAAATTCTTTCTTGTTGGTTTTCCGTCTTTCATCATCGGTCCTTTGACTCCACTCATACGAGCACAAAAAGATTTCTTCCTAGCCTTGTCTTTTCCTTTAGGGTTTGATGATGTTACAGGTGGTTTTAAATTAGCTCCTTCTTTTCTTTTAAAGTAATCCCTACCTTTCTGCGTTAATCCACCTTTACTACTTTTATGTTCCTTCCTCATTTGTTATTAGTTATTTTATAAATAGATATGATTGTTAGAATACTAACGAGAACAGAACAGAATATAGAAGCCAGAGAATCAACACTCTGTAAACTAAAACTAGCCCAAGTTCCAAACATAGATGCCGATAATCTCTGTATTATATCTTCCATTATACTATTAAGTCTCCACTACTATCAAAAAATTGTACAAAAGGTTGGTAGAATTGTACAGAGCCACTATTTATTTTAGGGTCTGAATCATCTAGATTTTGTTGGTTTTCTCCAAAAAACATATTGAATGTCATTTTTCTACCTGCTCCACTACCCGCCAATGTAACAGTTTTTTCTACCCTATTAAACTGTCTATGGTCACTAGCACTTTTGTAATCTACGCTCTGTATATTAGCAGTATCACACCATCTTCTTTTATCCTCATTATCAATAAAGTCAGTTCTCAATCCAGACCATTGTTGTTGTGATATTAATCCTTGTGCTTGTGTTCCAGTAAGAAAAGTAAAGCTATCTGCATCTCTTTTAACTGTAATAGCATTAATAGTAAATTGTGTAGGGTAAGTTAGATTTGTCCATTGTGCTATATATAAGCCACCACAATTTTTAGCTCTAAAATCATCATCACTTGGTACTTTTATAAGTGAACCAAACTTACAAGTAACTGCATTAGTTGGAATATCTACGGATTGTGTCCATTCATTTCTACACCAGCAGGTACTATCTGGAAAACTTCCAATAGTGGTTGATTCTGACATTCC